GGAAGCAAACATGAAACTTGAGGAAGCAATAGAGAAGGCACAGCCTGCAAACAGGCTTATTGACCTGGCATCTGAATATGCAGCAGAAGCAAAGGAAGCAGGTTTTAAACAAGGTTTCCGCGTGGCAATGCGCCTTTGCATGGAAGGCATGGATGGGGGTGTTGTATAATGGCCGATGCCCTTATTAAAGAAATTGAAAGGATACAGGCAGACATATGTGTGATAGAGGGGATGGTTGGTGCTGTGCTTGAAAACGCATATGGAGGTACAAAGACTGAATATATAGGCAATTCCCTGGAAGTGTTAAAGGAATATATAGGGAAGCGTGCAGATGAACTGGATGCACTGGGGACTCCTTTCCGTATGTTAAGCATGGGGGAAGATGATGTTACAGGAAATGCACTTCCAGACTGTTATACATACTGGGAAAATTACATTGCAGTCGGGCAGAGAAACAGCATGTTAAGCAAGGAGGCAGCATGTGTAAAAGATAAAGTCATGGTGTACCTGGGAAGGCTGCCAGAAAAAAGCCGCAGTGACTTGCTCCTGCTGGCAGAAGAACTGGGTACTGCATACAGGAAACAGGGGTTTGCTGAGGGGATGATGGCAGCCGCAGGGATGGTATGCGGGGAGGAGGGAATGTATGGACAAGGTGCTCTATGATGCAGGCGATATAGCTGCTGACCTGTCTGTAAGCCAGGCTGATGCAGAGGGGCTTTTACGTGAGTTATGCAGGAGGATGGAGAAAAGCGGCCTGTATGTGATAAAAGGGAAAATACCAAGGGCATATTATGAAAAACAGAAAAATGCAGGCTTTATACAGGAGATACAGCCAGTTCATGGTGCCAGGGTGCCAGTAAATGAGAAGAGGCTTCTAAGCATTGAAGAGTTTTGTGAATATGCTGGAGGCATTGGGATATGTACTGCAAGAAGATGTATCAGGCAGATAGGGGCAGAAGTGAGGATTGGCAGCAGATGCCTTGTAGACCGTAAAAAATTTGACCAGTGGTGTGACGGGAAACCTGCTGCCCCGTGATGTATACAAATGTTCATGGAACTGCTGCCTGTTATTGTGGAAGGAGGAGTGCAGTATGGCAGAAAAAAGGCTGCCTAAAGGTATCAGCCAGCGTAAAGATGGCAGATACCAGGCAAGGTATAGCATTAATGGGAAAAGGTATACAGTATATGGGAAAACAAAGAAGGAGGTGGAGAAAAAATTAAGGGATGCAATGTATGAGATAGAACATGGCATATATGCAAAGCCAGAAAAAATAACTGTTGATTCATGGTACAAGACCTGGGTAAAAGTATACAGGGAAAATGTTGTCAGGGAAACCACGCTTGCAGGGAACAGGAAGTGTTACAAACATGTGGAACAGGAAATTGGCAGGATGAGGCTGCAGGCAGTAAGGCCCGAGCATATACAGAAGGTTTTAAACAGGATGAAACAGGAAGGCTATTCCAGGGGATATATTAACCATACCAGGGTGACTATGGACATGCTGTTCAGGCAGGCTTACATGAACGGGATAATTACTTCAAACCCTGTAAGCAAATCAGTCATGCCAAAGGTGGAAGAAAGGAAAAACCCACGCAGGAGGGCACTTACAGAGCAGGAGCAGAAGGTGTTCCTGGAATGTGTGGAGAAAAGGAAGCCTTTTTATGCAGGCATATTCTATGTAGGGTTTTCCACTGGCTTAAGGATTGGCGAAATTAATGCCCTGGAATGGGCAGACATTGACTTTGACAATATGGAAATACATGTAACAGGCACAATGATAAAAGTGGCAGGCAAGGAATACAGGAAAGGGCCAGTAAAAACGGAAGGCAGCAGGAGGACTGTACCAATGCTTCCAGCAGTTGCAAGAAGGCTCAGGAAACATAAGGCAGAACAGGCAGAACTGCATATGATGATGGGGGATAAATGGAAGCCTGCAAAGGGGCTGGAGAACCTGGTATTTACTACTATGTTTGGCATGCCACTTATGACGTTGTCTGTTGGAAGGTATATAGATTCAACGGTAAATGCCGTAAACCGCACAGAAGAGAAGAGGGCAGCAGCGGAACACAGGAAGCCGGTGGTTATGGAAAGCTTCTGTCCACATTCCATGAGGCATACATTTGCAACAAGGGCACTGGAAAGGGGGATACCGCCAAGGGTAGTACAGAGTTACCTTGGACATTCAACTATTGACATGACAATGAACATCTATACACATGTAACTGCTGAACTGGAGAAAGAAGAAATAAGGAAACTGGCAAACCAGTTCTGATTATTTTATATTCTAAGCAGGTATAACAAGGTGCAAATAAATTAAAAAATGGTGTCAATAGTGGTGTAAAACTAAAAAACGGGCTTACATGAAGCCTTGTAAACACTGTAAATACTGGCATTATAAAAAATAAACATATTATCCCATGAGGATAACATGCTTTTTATTGTTGATGAGGCATCAGGTGTTGCAGAACCAATTATGGAGGCAATACTTGGTACATTATCTGGTGAAAATAACAAATTGCTTATGTGCGGGAATCCCACAAGGACTTCTGGCACATTTTTTGATGCCTTTAATTCCGACATGGCACTTTATAAATACCATACAGTATCTTCACTGGACAGCCAGAGGACAAACAGGCAGAATATTGCGTCCCTGGTACGTAAGTACGGGGAGGACAGCAATGTTGTACGCGTCAGGGTGAAAGGGCTGTTCCCTAAGCAGCAAGATGATGTGTTTATTGCCCATGAAATTGTGGAACAGTGTGGAAGCAGGCTGTACAGGCTGGATGAAAAAAATCTGCTGCCATATATAATTTTTGGTGTGGATGTAGCAAGGTATGGAAATGATGAAACTGTTATTTACCGTAATGCAAGGGGCAGGCTGGAAATGGTAAAAAACCGCAGGGGACAGGACCTTATGAAAACTGTCGGGGATATTGTTTCAGAATATAAGAAGGCAGTTAAAAAGTTTCCAGATTATAAGGGGCATATTTATGTAAATATTGATGATACTGGTCTTGGCGGAGGGGTTACAGACCGCCTTGTTGAAGTAAAACGTGAACAGAAACTGCACAGGCTTGCTGTAATCCCGGTCAATGCGGCAGAAAAGATTGAAACAGATACAAAAGAAGGCAGGGAAGCAGCAGGGCATTATAATAACCTTGTAACGCATATGTGGGCAGTCTTAAGGGATCTGCTAAGGAATAAGGAAATAGAAATAATGGAAGAACAGGAAACATTTGCACAGCTGGTAGTAAGGAAGTATTTTATGGCAAGCAACGGGAAAATAGAACTTGAAAGTAAAAAAGAAATGAAGAAAAGGAACATTCCTTCACCAGACCGCGCAGATGCCCTGGCACTTGCAACATACCTTGGAAAAATCAAAAAGTATACTGGCAGCATACCAGCAGATACTTCTTTAGGGAAGGACAGCTACTGGAAGTAAGGAGGGGAAATGTCTGTAAATAAAGAAACAGGACGCATTGGGCAGCGGCGTTATGGTGGTACATTGTATGAGGAATTTCTTCCTGAACTCCGTGGCAAAAGAGGGACAGAGGTTTACAGGGAAATGTCAGAGAATGACGACATTGTAGGCGCTGTCCTTTTTGCTGTTGAAATGCTTGTGCGGCAGTGTAACTGGAATGTTGAGCCTGGAGGGGACACAGCAAAGGATAAAGAAGCAGCAGGGTTTGTCAGGCAGTGTATGGATGATATGTCGGAAACATGGGTTGATACAATTTCTGAAATACTGTCATTTATTACATTTGGCTGGAGCTACCATGAGATAGTATATAAACGCCGTATGGGAAGGACAAAGGATAAACGTACCAGGAGCAAGTATAATGATGGCCTTGTCGGATGGATGAAACTTCCAGTACGTGCACAGGAAACATTATACCAGTGGGAATATGACAGTGAGGATAACCTTCTTGGCATGACGCAGCTTGCGCCGCCAGACTGGAAGATATGCACAATACCAGCAGAAAAAGCATTGCATTTCAGGACTAAAAGCAGGAAGGACAATCCAGAAGGGAAAAGCATACTAAGGAATGCATACCGTTCGTGGTATTTTAAGAAACGCATCCAGGAGATAGAGGGCATAGGCATTGAAAGAGACCTTGCAGGGCTGCCAGTAATACATGCACCGCAGGGTATGGATATATGGGACAGGGAAGACCCTCATATGGTACAGATGTACGCTGGGCTGGAAAAAATGGTAAATAGTATAAGGCGTGATGAAACGGAAGGCATAATACTGCCATATGATTTTAAACTGGAACTGCTTAGTTCCGGAGGGACAAGGCAGTTTGATACAAATGCCATCATAGAAAGGTATGATACAAGGATTGCAATGACAGTGTTAGCAGATTTTATCTTCCTTGGACACCAGCAGACGGGTAGTTTTGCCCTTAGTTCTGATAAGACAGAACTGTTTGCCGCTGCCATAGGGGCGTTCCTTGATATCATATGTGAAACATTCAACAGCCAGGGTATACCAGCCTTAATTGACATTAATGGGAAATATTTTGAGGGCATATCGGGTTATCCTGAAATGACACATGGTGACATTGAAGATATGGACATTACTAAGGTTTCAGCGTTTATAAAGGATATGACAGGTATTGGCGTCCTTGTGCCTGATGACGGGCTGGAAGATTACATACGCCAGGCGGGGCATCTGCCAGAAAGGACTTCTGATACTAGGGAAACCGATAGTATAAGGCAGGGACAGCAGGAAAAGGAGCAGCCTCCAGAACCAGAAGAAACACCTGGCACAGATGCCGGGGAAATACCAGGGGAAGAAACAGGGGCAGCAAAGAAACGGTTAGGAAGGTGCATATAAGATGGCGTTGCGTTTCATTCCAGCAGGGGCAAAGGTTTTCAGGAAAGCACGTACAAAAGACAGTAGGGAAGTCCTGCGGAGGCTTCAGGGTTACCTGGACAGTAACTGTGGGAAGTTTGCTGTAATATTATGCAGCTTCTGGAAAGACCAGCAGGATGCGGTTACATACCAGGAACTAAGGCGGGCAGTGGCAGACGGGACAATAACCACAGAAATGCTGGGACTCTGGATGCAGGACTATTCAGTCCTTGTGGCAGGGCAGCTTGCAGGGATGTGGGCGGATGCTGCTGCAGCAGGTGCAAAGGGGCAGCCACTTCTTGATGGCACTGGTTTTAAATTCAGCCTGCAGGAACCTGGGATAGCTGGATGGATAAGCCAGCGTGGGGCAGAATTTATTACATCCAGCACACAGGAGCAGAAAGATGCCATTGCCGCACTGCTGTCAAAGAAAATGCGTGACGGGCATACGGCTGGTGAACTTGCCAGGCTTATCCGCCCATGTATCGGTCTTACGGCAGGTGATGCAAAGGCAGCAGCAAGGTTTTATGACAATATCGTGGGGAACATGAAGAAAGAGCATCCACGCATGAAACCAGAAAGTATAAAAAGGAAAGCCCTTGATGCAACACAGAAGTATGCAGAAAGGAAACACAGGTACAGGGCGTTTACAATTGCACAGACAGAATGTGCTTTTGCATACAACAGGGGTGCAGATGAAGGGGTGAGGCAGGCACAGGCACAGGATTTGTTAGAGCCTGTAAAAAAACGCTGGTGTACATCTGGTGATGATGCTGTATGTACACTTTGTAATTCGCTTGACGGGACTGAACTGGATATGGATGAAAATTTTAATATAGGGGGTAGAATACTTTTTAAGGGGCAGCATCTTTTACCGCCAGCACATCCAAGGTGCGCATGCGGGGTACAGTATATTGAAACCAGCCCGCCAGTACATACAGATATCCCAGGCATGGATATTGCTGTTACACAAAACAATTCTTTCAGGGAGTACAGTGATGAAGAAATAAATAACATTGCAGGGCAGACAGAAACAATTATTTCCAGGTATGTAAGCACACCAAGCAAATGGAGCGGCAATATGGTTATCACAGACAGCGGGGTTGATGATGGCACAGGGCATATTGTAAAATATGGGAAACTGTGGGACTGTGACATTGTTACAGGGCATGAAACAGCCCCTGCAATTATAATGCATGAACAGCTCCATGCAAGGTCAGCCAGCTATTACGGGGTAAATGTATACAGCCAGTTCCAGCGTATTGAGGAGGCTTCTGTACAGTATATGGCAATGGAAATCTGTATGGCAGAAGGCATTGAGGTTATTGACTCTGTTTATGATGAAAACGTGGACATTTTAAGAAAAATAAGAGGGTATTTAGACAGCTTTGGGACAGACCTGGATTTTGCAAAGGCATTAATAGAAGTCCCCCTTCCAGGGCGTATGGACTGGATTTCTGAAAAACTGTATGCTACAATAAGGGAAAATACAAAAATTACAGTTGCAGATTACATAGGACTTACAAACCTGTTAGATTCTTTGTATTAGGAGGGGCAGCATGGAAGCACAGGAAATAATAGACTGGATAAAACAGAAACAAAAAAAAGGCGGCAATCCAGAAGAATGGTTCAGTATACTTGATGCTATAAATGAATTTTATGACAGTGATAAACCTGAAAGTGAAAAGAGAAAATTCTATCCATTAGGGTATGGGGAATCTGTAGGCATGGTTTGTGACGGGCTGTTACGTTGCAGGAACTGTATATGTGCCAGATGTAAAAAGAAAGGTGGTGACATATATTCAGACTCCTGCAGTGTATATGAGATTGTACCAAAGGAAATATGGACAGTAAAGGACGGACAATGCAAGTATTATGAAGAAAAATAAATTTAAGAGGTTAAAGGACATCTTGTACAAGGTGTCTTTTTTTGATGGAGGCATACAGCATGAAAAAATTTTCTGATTTAA